TGCCACATGGTGTTTCTGTCATTGCCGTGGTCTTTGGAGTTATACGAGCAGACCATTGGACGACTCCACCGATCCGGCCAGCTGCGGGATGTCTGGGTGTATATCCTCATCGCAAACAAGACAGTTGATGAAAAGATCTGGGCAGCCCTGCACGACAAACGAGCAATTTCCGACATAGCGATGGAGGCGTTGAAATGAAATATTTGTTACTACTCTTGGCAGCGCCTGCGCTGGCCGCCGAGCCAGACTACCTGACGTACACCAACGACATCAGCGTGCAGACGATCTTGACGCAAGACCAGCCCAGCTGGTGTTACGGCCTGAAGATGGCTTTTGATATTGACGGGCTGCAGCGCGCCTACTACGGCTGCTGGGTGGCGTCGCAGGGCTTTGTGCATATCGAGATGCTGGACGGCAGCAAACGCATCATATTGAAGAGCAAATTTACTAAAATGAAAGAGGATGGCAAATGACTGACTTTACCAAGTACGAGACGCAGCGCGAGATTCTGATTGACTACCTGCATGTCATGATCGCCCGCAGCGACTGGCATGGCGTGTCTGACGTTGCCAACGATCTGCGCGAACTGGAGGCCGAACAACGTGAAAAGACTTGATTATTGGAAGGCGAAGCTGCCTGCCGCCCGTGCAGAGGAGCGCATACGCCAGAAAGAATTGAACCAGATGGCGCGGGCGTTTGAACGGGCTGTCGAGAAGGTTACCGAAATTGAACAAAGGATAGAAGATGAAAAAGCAAAGCTGGCGCGCACTGAATGACCAGTTGCCGTCATTGTCAGAAGACGAGGTATTCGCGTTACTGACGCACGAGACGTTGAACGAGCGCCGCAGCTCTCACCTGCAGCGCCTGCATCAGCGCTACTGCGCCCTGCGTGACGCCCGTGAACGGCTGGAGATTATGGCAAAGGCGGTACGCCCATGAAGTGTCAAAACTGCGGTAGCAAGACTGTTGTCGTGAACACCACCCAGCAACCAGGCGGCATCCGACGGCAACGCAAGTGCCCCTCATGCAAGAACAATGCCTACTCGGCAGAGGTGTGGATAGCAGGCAACGTTCAGGTGGGTAAATCGATTTATACTAAAGACGAGGTAGCGTTGATAAAAAAGAAAGGTGTCGACGCTCGCCGTGCGAATGAAGATAGGAGGAAAGACGATGTTACGTGATGGATACTTTATTAAGGAAGACCCACCCAAGATCGGCGCGCACTACATACCGCAGTTCTATCAACGCGTCTCTACGCCGGAGGAACGGTTTATGCAGGACATTGTGCTGGGGGCTAAGCCGCAGCAGGAGTCGCCTATGGTGAAGTTGTTTGGACGGCTGCTGAGTATATGAAAGAACTCGCGCTTGCTTACTATGTGGTAATCGCGGTGGCCACTATTACGTTTCTCATTATGGCCCCCGCCGTACCGGATCGCCCACGCCCCACGCCAGAGCAGTGCAGCGTGGCCGAGATCTCGCCCGACATCACGCCACGCGACCGCGAGGTCTGCCGCCAATTACGCCAGCATCGTCACCGCATGTGACTTGGCCTCATCGACACGGCGCAGCCAGCCACGGCCAAACGTCGCAAACGTTGGCAGCGCCTTGTAGAACAGCTCTTTCTCCATGCTGAACTTAGCGATTAAATCTGTCGGGTCGGCGGCCTTTAACGCTGCCATCGTCTTGGGGCCGATGGCGCCATCAGGCGTCGTTCCGATGGCTTTCTGCATGGTCCGAACAGCACGGCCTGGCCCCGCATTGATCGCAAAGTCGAACATCAGATAGTCCAGACCCGTTGGCAGCTCGTCGGCCTTGACCGCATCCCAGTATTTCTTGCGGTACATCGGTGCCACTGTATCCGGGGTCAACGCGCGCATCTCTTTTTCGCCAACAGGACGGCCTATCCATTCTTCCCACACTTTCTTGGTGACGCCCAGGTTGGTCATGCCGCCTGGGTCTTTTGGATGGTTAACGTAGCCGCCTTCGTGCTTTAGGATCGCCTTCAAAGACTCGTCGAAATTCTCTTTCATTTCTTCTCTTTCATGTCGATAATCTTCTCCAGCGTTCTACCACCAAAGTAAAATGACATGACCAACATCCCCCAATTTCCAAGCAATTCCACGAAGGAATCAGCAATATCCAAAACAGACGCATCCATAATCGCTAAAGCCAGATACGCCACCAGAATGTAGACTAACGTCAGAGGACGGATATTCTTAGACAGCCAGCTATCGCTCGCCATGTCGGCTTGCTGACGCTGCGTCAGGTTGTTTTGCTCCGTCTTGTAGAGGTCGGTATCGTTGGCCATCTTGGCTAATTCACCGTCCTGAGCCATCTTGGCGAGTTCCAACTGCGCCTTAGCTTTTTGTTCCGGATCCGGAATCAGCTTGTCGATCAGTTTGCCGCCGATACCCAGCAGCGCGTCAAGTCCTAGCATGTCAACCTCCTTGTTGAAACATCCACCACATAGCCCAGCAAAACGCGAACACAACGCCCACCATAAGGACGACGGTCGCGGCTAACTCAATATGTTCAAGCACCTTCTGCTTGGCGCGCCGCTTTCGCATCTCAGCGGCCTTGGCTTGCAGGCGCTTCTCTGTCTCAGCCTGGCGCAGCGCCTCGGCCTTGGCCTCGCGGTCGGCTCGCAGCTTGCCCATGCGCGCCCAGAACTCATCCCACATGCCGGCTTCTTGGAAATGATAGGTGAAAATGTGCTTGATGTCGTCGTAATACTGCTTGATCTGACGATCGATAATCATCAGCTCCATGACGTACTCAGCATCTGATACGTAGTCGGGCACCGGCTCGCCTTTGGCAACAGCTATCTCTTGCGCTGCCTTGGCCTCTTCCAGTTGACTGCGTTTGGTTTCGTACTTGCCAGCAGCGGAGAAGAACTTAGTGACGCCTGACATGGAGTCGGCCAGCGTCTTGCCGGACTCGACTGCGCCATTGATCTCATCGAACGCCTCGCGGGCGAGTGCTGCGGCCTCTTTGACGCCAGTGACGACGGCTTTAACGCCTGCAATGGCCAAGCCGATGGTCACCGGGTCGATCATTTATCCTGTTTGTTGTCGAGCTTGTCAAAAATCTTGGCCAACATGTCGCGGATGTCGCGGATGTCGTCCTTGTAATCTTCGCGGGTCACATACGTGTGCGGCATGGCACGCACGTCGGTGTCCAGCCGGTCGATTGAACGATGGATGTTGTTGAGTATCCACCCACCAAAGAAGCCCGCGATGGCGACCGCGATATTGAATAAGACTTGCGAATCCATGCGTCACTCGTAAAGGATATTGATAGTGCCAGCGTCGAAGGTGTTTGTGCCGCCGACTGTGGTGATGCGGACTTGCGTTAAAGTATCTGAGAGGGTTTTTGACCCTGCAAACATTTTAGGTTGACCAGAAGCATTGATCGCAATGACTCCACTAATTACCCAAGAGTTTGAGCTATTTACAAGAGCAATTGTTGCAACACCGGAATAAGCACTAGCAGCGGCAGGAGAATAAACTAATTGAAAGCCCGCAGTAGACGCGCCTTCACTACCCCTATCGCCGGAGCCACCTAAATAACCTGTGTTTTCAATACCGCCAGAGTCACCTAATTGAATTAACCACGGCGATGTGCCGCTTGTCGACACGTTGCTAAACATCACAGTAATTTTCTTCACCCACGAAGGAATGCCTGTGAAGTTCACAGCAGTACCTGAGGCCGTTACCGCCGTACCCGACACAACGGGGTACACCTGACCTGTTACGCCATCGACTTCATAGTCGGGCGAGCTGATACCATTTGTACCATCAATCACAACAGCCATTATGCTTCTCCTTCAGGTTCAACGACTGGCTCAACGACTGGCTCAACGACTGGCTCTGGCTCGACCACAGGTTCTGCCACAGGTTCAACGACTGGCGCAGCGCAGCTCAAGGCTTTCAGTTCATCCAAGGTAGCGCAGGTATCAACTTGGCTCGTAATGTCACGCAGACGCTGCTTCTCAGCCACAATCGCTGCTGTATCGCTACCAGACTCTAACGCACGTTGGAATGCGACATCCTGAGCAGCTAGAAGCGGCGCACGTTCAGCACGAAGCCGATCTTTAGTAATCGACTTGGCCTTGTCCAGATCAATCGTAATCATTCGGTCACCTCAGTAAAGTCAGCCGTCCAAGCGTCACGGAATGTACGGTCAGCAGGAATGTCAGCAGCGTCAACGATCTTATAAGGCTTGCCCGCAGGAATGTCTTTCATCGCCGCTTCAACCGATTCCGCTGGGATGATGACTGCGACACCGCCGTCATCTGTTGGGTAAATTATTCGTGAGTTCATGGTTTCTCCTATCGGAAGACTGAGACATTACATTCTGCTGAGTCCAGCATAACTGAAGCGTATGCATCTCCCGTTGTAACTTGTATTTGAGTTGTAGATTTTAAAACTGCTGCACCACTAGAGCCAGCAATTACCATTGTTCTTGCGTTATTTGTTGTGGACGCTCCAGCGCTAGTTGTATTTACTGCATAGTTTGCATCAGGCATAGCAGTCGTAAAGTTGACCGTGTAATCACCCGTACCGTTATCCGTAATACTCGACACATTCAACGATGCACGAATAGCGACAGTGCCGGTTCCGTTAAAGTTGACCCAAGCGCGGCAGAACGTACCAATCTCAGTACCTGCGCTATCCTGAATAGTTGGCGGCGTATTGGCTACACCGTTCTTTAGCACCAGCGTACTTGTCGATGCTGCTTGTATGTTATCTGCTACGATAGTTCCAGCCATGATGTCCTCTTATTCGTAGAGAATGTTAATAGTGCCGGCGTCGAAGGTGTCTGTGCCATTGATTGTGGTGATGCGGACTATATCTAGCGCACCGCCCAGAGTTACAGTACCTGCAATTACGTTAAACCCCGCTAATGACGTAGCTATATTTCCAGAACCGACCCAAGCATTACTGCCAATTAAAGTAAATACAGCAGCCCCATAAGCAGCATTTGCCGCAGTCAATCCGCCATACATATCAAAACCTGCGGTAAAAGTTTGCGTTGTTGGTGATCCACCTGAATTGGATGCTGCTCCTAAGTACCCAGATGTTGCAACCGTACCGCCCGTTCCTAACCTAAAACGCAGTGATGAACTTCCACTAAGGCTAATACCATTCAACATCACCGTAATCCGTTTGACCCATGATGGAATATCCGTAAAGTCAACGCTTGTGCCAGACGCAGACACAGCCGTACCCGACACAATCGGAGCCAACGTACCAGTGACAGCAGCCAACGTCTGCGTATTACTGCCAGCAACAGCAGGGGCAGACACCGTAACTGTGCCGCTGGTATCGCCTGAGAGAACTAAAGATGCCATGATTACTCCTTTAAATGACGATCCACCGACTGCCGGATGGAACGGTGACAATCACCGGCGCGGTGATGTCGTCCAGCGACACCGACTGCGAGATGTCCACTTCGTAGGTACCAATACCACCGGTGCCGGTACCCAAGGTTGTGATGACCGTGCCCACTGTGATGCTGGTGCCGACAATCACCGAACCCACACCCAAAACGCCGGAAGTAACGGTATCAATCGTCAGCGTCGTGCCAGCGATACTGCCGGTGCCAACAAAGCCAGCATCCAGCGTGATCGGGCCGGTCGTCATGGCGTTCTTGGTAGCCGGAATTGTATAACTGATCGTAACCGTCTGATCGTTTTCGATGAAAACTTCATCATTACCACCGCCGGTCGCGCCTGCTGCACCGCCCACCTGACCCCAGGCGCCATTAACAAACCCTTCAAACAGATTCAGCGTGCTGTTGTAGCGGAACATGCCGTCTGTCGGCGCGTCAGGCCGGTCAGTTGTGGCGCCCACAGGCATCTGCACGTAGCCAAAACCGGAGAAGGTGACGTCCTGCGTGGCTGAAAGAGTAGTGAACGCGCCCGTATCGGGCGACACGTCACCAATCGGGGGTGGCGAGCCGAACGACAGGTTGTCCACAGGCACCAGGATATTGTCGGTGGTGTACTGGGTGACATCGTTCTCGTCGGTGACGACGAACTTGTACGCAATCGTTGGCTGCAGCCAGATGTTGGCCATGCCCCGCGCATCAAGAATGATCGGGTTGGCGTTAGCTGTGCCGCCCGCCTGGTCGGTGTAGGTCGCAATCGGTGTCGTCGTGCCACCGGCGTAGGTGTAGACCTTACCAGCTACCAGCGGGTTGCCGTTGGCGTCGAAGAACTGCTGCTTGGGTGTTGGGGTTAAGGATGCCATTTATTTCCTCAGATTGTTTCGGTTTTCTGGCGCTAACACGTTGACCACAGCCCCGCGCCCTTCTTTTGGTATCACAGCCCACTCCTGCGGATTGTTCAACGCGCGCAGCACAACGTTGCGCTCCACAGCCGGCAGCGTATCAAGCAGTTTAGCCATGTTTCGGCCTGACTTGGACGCTTCCGTCAATTTGTTCATCACGTTTTTACCCAGCTTTTTCTCCAGCGCGTCCAGCGTCGCATTGGTCAGCGTGGCTGCACGACTAAAAAAGGCAGGTAAACGAAATTTGGTGGCATTAGCCTCAATCAGCTCGCGCAAGGCGTCCCGGCCAGCTGCCGCCTGCTCACCCACGCGGATGTCGCGCTTGACTTCGCCGGCAACACCCTTCAAGGTCGCCACGGCTTTAGCGCTCATCTCTTTAGCAATGTCGTAGCTGCCCGAGCCAAAAATCTTTTCAACTTCTTTGGGGCTGTTGCCTTCCACTAGTTTAATAAACGCTTTTGGGTCGTTCTGGTACATCTCCAGCGCTTTGGCCGACAATTTCTTTTGGCTGACGGCTTTTAGCCCTTGCGAATACGCATCAAGGTAGGCGCCATATCCGGTGCCGCCTGCGTCTTCAACGGCTTTGACAATCGAAGGCCGCACGCTTTCCAACACTTTGGCGGCTAACTCTTTCTGCGCCTTGGGGTCGTTGGGGTGCAGTTGTTTGGCAACTGCATTGACTGAGTTTTTGCGAATGGTGTCCAGCGCCCATGCGTCAATTACCCCGCCCAGATTCGTCCACTGTTTAATATCGGATGCGACGCGGCCCAACGCACGTTGCAGATCGCGGTTGCCGGGTGCGAGCTTGGGATCGGCCAACGTCTTTTCAATGCTGGCAACAATCGCGTCGCCTTTGAGTGGCTTTAAGCCGTGCGCTTCCAAGCTGTTGGCCGCGGCGGTGGCAAAGCGCGACGCCTCACCAAAAATAAGCGAGCCTTCAGCAGCCTGTGTGGCTACATCATCAGCACGTTTGGCTAGTTCACCTTCGTAGGTATAGCGCCCTGTGCTGACCGGACGGCCAAGCTCGATAGATTTTTGCTGACCTTTTTCTAGTAGGCGTGTACCTGCCGGCACAGTGCCTTCTGCCGCAGGCACTAAACCTACTACGGGTTCTTGCTTTATTACGCCGGGCGGCACGGCTGACAAGCGTCGTACTTGGTCAGATTTTTGTGCAGCCACTGTACCCATACGCTCGGCTTGCGCTTCCAATGCGGGCTTCAACGCACCTGCCGTATTGGCGGCTGCCATCTCAACTTCAAGCTGCGGAATCAGCTGGTTGCGCAACTCTTTCTTAGCTTGACCTTGCGCAGTTCTTGCGCCCGTTTGCGTTTCAGCGCCAGCCAACTCAGCCAGCTTATTTAGCCGGGCGGCCTCTTGAGCTTCTGCGGTTGTCAGCAGGTAGCGTGGGTCACGCTTGGCCGCCCGCTCCAGCAACGCCTGCGTGGTGGGTGAGGTTAGGTCGGCAATCGACTGTGCAGCGGTCACATCAGTCGGCGCATTGCGAGCCAAAGCACGGGCGGCTGCTACATCAACGCCCAGCGAGTCACGCAGAATCTTGGCGGCTTTTTGTGCGCCGATCTGGCCAGACAAGGTATCGTACAGCCAGCCAAGACCGCGCCCACCCATCTGCAAGGCTTTATTAACCATCGGCGCAGCAACCTGACCGCCTGCCTCAAAGATGGCGCCCATCAACAGATCGCGGGTACCAGCTTCGATACCCTGGCCGGCAGTCATCTCAGGTATGTTGCCCAGCGCGATGTCGGCTTGACGCAACAGCCCTGACGCTAGCCCGTAGCCGCCAGCCGAACCCATAACAACGCCGGCGGGGCCAGCTGGTGCCCCAAAGAAACCACCCGCTATTGCACCGCCCGCCTCCAATGTCGGGCCAAGAAATTGCCGTGCAGTTTGCGCGGCGCTATAAAGGCCGGGGTAATCTTTAGCGAACGGAGGCGGCTGCACGCGTGGCCCCGGCACTTCGCTTACAGGCGCTTGTTCTGGCGTGGCAGGCAGTGGAGTGTCAAATATCCATTTGTCATCAACAAGATAAGCTTTAGCGCCTTCTTTGTTAGTCGCTGATTCAGTAATGGGCCGCCATTGCCCATTAACGAGCGCAACGCGCTCGCCAGTTTCAGGGTTAGTTGCGGTTTCCAGAGCCATTATTTTTTATCCGATACAAAACCTGAAGGTAAGGGTGGGGCTTTACGTTGGCTAGAGCTTGTGTCCATGCCTTCGCCAACAAACTGATCTTTACGCTCTTTCATCAAGCGAAGAATAGTACGTCCAGCTTCTTTGCGAATTTCAGCAGGCAACGTAGAATCGTTTAGCTGACCAGCCGCTTGTTTATATGACAGTGTGTCTTTGTCCGATTGCGGGCCTTCAAAACGTGGCACCATCTTCAGCACCATGTCAGCAATAGGCGCTAACTTAGCTGAGGCAATATCTCCAGGCGTAGCTTGACCGAATACGCGGGCGCCTATGTCTACGGCTTTGCCAATGTAACTACCAGTAGATTGATCAATCAAACCACCATCTGCAGTAATTTCAGCCAACTCTTTGCTGGTACGCTCAATGTCACGCGACAAATTCTTTTCGGCTTGTTCCGCTTTAATAAGGTTAGGGCTCTTTTTGCCAGCATTAGTTTCTGTACGAATCTTTTGACCAAACGCGTTGTAGAACGTAACATTACCTTGGTCATCAGTCGATGTGTGCGCAACCTTGTTGGGGTTTTCACCAGCAGTTGGCTTATTAATTTCCGCGCGGCGCAATCTTTCCATTTCTTTGTTGTGGCGCGTTGTTTCTTCAAGCTGCAACTGCGCGCGATCAGCGCCAGCGCGGCCAATCGACTCCATAGCGTTTGCATGACGCGTCTGTTCTTGAATACGCGCGTCTTCCAACGCAAGCCGCGAGGCTTCATTTTCAAGCCGAGCTTTTTCCCGCGCTTCTTTTCGATCTGCACGCTCTGCTTCACGCACATCTTTAACTCTATTACGCGCCATTTCGATAACGTCTTTAGGATTAACGCCGCTTGACGTTAACTTCCAGTTTTCAGGATCTTGATTAAACGCATCTTGATTAGCGTTAATAGCCTCTTCGTAAGGCCGTACTTGCGACAAAACTGGCCCAAGGTCTGGGTCTTGATACATCGCTGACACAAGCTGAGACACGCCGTCTATTGTGTTGACATTAGGTACAACAGACTGAAAAAGTTTGAGCTTACGCTCGGCTTTATCAGCTTTAAGTTTATCAATGTCAAATGTGGCTTTTTCTGCTGCGCGTTGTTCTTCAAAAACTTTTTCTGGCGCTAACATGTTCGTTAGCGTTTGGGTTCTGAACTGACTCATATCAGCATCAGGCGTTAGACGCGAGAGCATGTCATCCGCTTCTTCGCGGTCGATCTCGCCAGCCCGAACACTTCGTTCAATCATGCTGACAGCCTGACCGTAATCAGGCGCACCAGCAATCTTGCGCAAACCAAACTCGCGATTAGCTAGACGTGTTTTTCTACGCTGCTCTTCAGTTGCAGCTTCGCGTTGTTGTTGAGTCGAAAGCGCTGTTTGTCGTTGCGCTTCTGCAGCGTTTCGTTTTTCTAATCCGGTAGCAATTTTTTCATAAAAACTAGGCGCAACGGTAGCAAGTCGGTTAAAAAACTCATCTGATCCATACTTTATGCCGCTACCCATCAACTGCGCAAGCGCGTTGCGCTCTTGCACTTGCTGTTGATACTCTTGCGCTTTCAACGCATTTAGTTGCGACGATTCTTGCAGATTGCGCAGCTGCATGCCCCGCGCCATAGCGTTCATTGGCGATTCAAGCTGAATGCCTTTAAATTGCCCTGGAAGGCTGTAATCAATACCGGCCATGATTTACCTTTAAGTAACGTCGTATGGGAACGGATTACCCGGCATACCTAACGGCGCTGCTCCACTTAGTTGCTGTTGCGGGAAAATCCGATTCATCATCTGTTGATTCTGGTAATAGTTCAACCCTTGACCCAACGCGCCGGTCAGCGCATTCGCTTGGTTCATGTAGCCAGACGCGCGGATGTTACCCATCTGCGCTGCGCCTTGCGCCATGCTTTGGCCGTACTGACCGGCTTGGTTAGCCAACGTGGTAGCAGTTGTCTGACCCATACCTGCCAGACTTTGTAGTGGGTTTAAACGAGCGGCGCGTTCTGCCTGATAACGGTTAAACGCATTGGTGTACTCTTGCGACCCCAGCTCTTGCCCGAACCGAGTGACACCTCGCATCTGGTTGCCCGACAGCAGACCGCCTCGCGCAGCTGCTGAACTTTCCAGCGCGCGCAAACCTTCTTTCAAGCGAAAACCGTAGCCGGGGTCTTGCTGAAACTGTTCCATACCAAACGGCGTGTAGCGAGAGGCTTGGATCAGTTCAGGCAGCGCGTTAACACCAGCCTGGCGAAATGGCTCTTGCAGCTCAACCTGACGGTTAAACATGCGCTCTTCAGCTGCTGCGCTTTCTCTTGCAGCACGTTCTTGCGCGCGGCCAGCAGCACCTGAAGCAGCACCGCCAATTAACGCGCTACCAAGCATTGCCCCACCAATAATCCAAGGCATATCAATACTCCTTTTGCAATTCGCTTGCGATGTTTTGCGCGGCGGCCATATCGCCCGGCGCAATTAAAACTTCGTCAATTTCGTATTCATCCACACAGCTTGTGGCGTGAATGCAATACCAAACTACATCAGTTAACGCTTTTACGCCGTGGTGCTTATTAGCTTCTATGGTCAACAAAGCTGGCGCACACAAAATGTCTTTTTTGCCGTCAACCAAAATTTCAACTTGACCTTCAGCCAAAATAGACATGTGGTCGTATTTGTGCGCATGCTGTACTAACACTTGCCCAGCAGGTATGCGAGTTTCTTTAGCGTATACGCCGGAGCTAAAATAATGACTAATCACACCACCACCCATCTTGAGCCGCTAGACACCGTCACTGTCGTGCCACTAGATACTGTTACCGGGCCAGCTGACATGCCTGACGTGCCTGCGGCGATTGTGTAGCTGGTGTCGATAGTTAAACTATTGACAAATATACCATTGCCCGCTACGAAATGCTCCGATGTTAATTCACCTGTGCTAGGTTTGTACAGATATTTGGCGTTGCTGGTATAGATGGTCGACAGCGAGCCGGACGTGGCAGCTGCAAACGTCGGATAGACGTTCGTTGACGTGCTAGTGTCGTTCGTAATCGTGGCGCCCGAGCCAGTGGCCACCGCCCAGGTTGCTGTCGTGCCGTTCGATGTCAGCACGTAATTATTGGCGCCAATCGGCAGGCGAGTCGAGCTGTTGGCGCCGTTGCCGATAATTAAGTCGCCTGTGCTAGTGACCGGCGACAGGGCGTTAAAGGCTGCACTGGCAGTCGTCTGGCCTGTGCCGCCGTTGGCGATCGGCAGCGTGCCGGTCACTTGGCTGGTTAGATCCACGCCGGTCAGAGTGCCACCCAGTGTCAGGCTGCCGCTAGATGTGACCGTGCCAGACAGGCTAATACCGTTGACCGTACCGGTGCCAGACACACTAGTGACGGTGCCGGTGTACTGGTCGTTCGACGTGATGGTGAAGTTGGGGTACGTACCTGAGATGCTGGTCGTGCCCGCACCGGTCAACGACACCACTTGGTCAGGCAAGGTATTGGTGATCGTAAAGTTAGGGTACGTGCCGGACGTGCTGATGCCTGTGCCGCCGGTCAAGGACACCGTTTGGTCTGGCGCGGAGTTGTTGATCGTGACCGCGACCGAGCCATTGTAGGTCGTGCCAACGCTGTACGAGATGCCGGTGCCGGCAGTCAAAGCATTGGCCACGCTGCCAACGCCTGTGACGCTGCTAGGGGGGACGTTTTTCCAGTATTGAGCCGTGCTGTCGTACTGAATTAAATCACTATTGGCTAGCGTTGAGAACTGTACGTTGGAGTCCGTACCGCCCAACACGGAGCCTGGCCGCAGAAGTACCTGAAACGACCCCGACCCGCCTGGCCCTGCGGTAATGATGATGCCGACTTGCACCTTAATGTTGGGCGCGGTAGGCTCGACATTAGTCGGGTTGCCGGTTACCGGGTTGTACCAAATAATGTCGTCATCAGCCCACGTTTCACCGTAAGCGGTTCCGTTGGTGGTGATATTACGAACCACGCCAAAGTTGGTGACTCGACCAAAACCGTTTAGCGCAATATTTTCAGTAGCAACGCCAACAATCGCGTTTATGTCCGTAATGCCTGCAATCGTAGGGGCAAAGGTGATGACGCCACTAGCACCTACCGTACCTGTATGGTAGACAATCTGAAGCGGCGAATCGGAAATAGCCGCTGTGGCTTTACCGTAAACAAAAACCTCTTCACCTACCTGCTGGGTAATGTTGCCACCGCCCATGCCCATGTTCCAGCTGCCGGTGGTTTGGTCATACCACATGCGGCCAGCAGCCAACGTGGTGCCGGAACCATTACCCATCTGGATGTAGGTGGGTGAGCTGATAGCCCCTGTAATGCCCGACATCGAGGTGATGTCTGAGTTGGCACCTAATGCGGCTGCACCCAGATTAGTGCGCGCGCCAGAGGCTGTAGTAGCCCCTGTGCCGCCGTTATCGACGTCTAGGGTTCCGGCCAAGGTAATCGTGCCGGACGTCGTGACAGGCCCGCCAGAAGTCGTCAACCCCGTTGTGCCGCCGGAGACATTGACCGATGTGACCGTGCCTGTGCCGCCGCCCCCGCCGCCTGAGTTGGCTTTGTTGAGTAGGTTTAGGAAAAACCGATACCAATCCCGCGAGACAAGCCCCGTCCGCTCGTCGATGATTGACGATTGGTTTTTGGGTAGTTGTGGCTCGTTATCTGGGTTAGGCATTGGTGCCGGACAACGCAAGTTCGGCACCCAAAATGGCGATCTTGACGGGGTCGGTGCCTGATACCTCGTACACGCGGTCACGCAGCTTGTCAGTCATACCTAACCGACGCCAGAACGCTCTGAATCCATAATTGCCCATTTTGCCCATGCCAGCCCACTTCTCGTTCGACCAGGTGTGGCCACCATCGTCTGAGAAGCGCAGCATGACTTTAGGGTCGTTGCCTTGGCCAGTTACCAGACCCACACCGGTTTCGCACTCAAGCTGCAAGGCGTGTTGGGCAGTACGCTTTAAGTTGTTCTGGCCGGTGGGCAGCGCCCGCCACGACCGCAGCCACTTCTGGGGCAGGTTGTCGTCGGCAAACACGTCCAAGTCGTATGCGTAGATCTTGCCGTTTTGAAAGTCGCCCACAACAACCTGGTTGTTGAAGAACGTCTGGCAGTTTGCGCGATGGCGGATAAACTGGCCGTTAGCAAACCCGGCGCGCTCATGCCAAGCGCCTATCGCCACATCAAACACCCATGTTCGCTGGGCGGTCGGAAAGGTCAGCACGTAGAACGAATGACCGTCCTGCTGGTAAGTAAAGCCGATTGCGTCTGAGATGGTGCCATAACTCTGGATAGCGTACTCGACCGCGTGGGTAGAGATGCGCTGGCCAGAATAACCATTAGCCCGAAAAACAATACCTTGGCCACGGGCGTCAGCGCCTAGCCAGAATAGCGAGTTGTCCATCTTGGCAACTGAGAAGGTCGCTGCACAGCCAATTTCGTTAACTGCACCTTGGATACGCGCCAGCGGAAACGGCGTGTCGCCAGCGTTGTACCAAACTTCAACCGATTGGGTGCCAAACAGCCACACCTCGCGGTGGTCGACAAACAGCGAGATCAGATCGTCAGGCATACCTTCAGCACTGGCAAACGACAGGGGGTCAATCTGCGTGCCGTCAAGCAGCTCGGACGTCCAGAATCGCTGAGAGTTTGGCTCTTGGAAAATGAAGTAGCCATCCAGATAGCCCACCGTCACTGCGCCGGGGAAGTCCACGTCAGTAATTTCGGCGTAGGCTTCGGTTGCCGCGTCGTAGATGTAGCCGTCGGGGTTGGCCGCGATAAAAAGCTGCGTGCCGTTGTCGACCATCGATACAGGGCCAGTGCCGCTGACGTTGCCAACAGGTGTGGCCACCCAGTTGCTGTCGACTCGGTACAGTTTGCTGCCTGAGACGACGTACATGTAGTCGCCATACGACCACAGCCCCCGAATGGGGCCGGTGCCTACGACGCCTAGCTTGCGCAAGCCTGGCGCTCGGTTCAAGTACGCAGGCTCCATACCTTCTGGCGCCGGTGTGGCTTCAGGGTACAAGTTCACCATTCGTGAGTCCGCTGCGTTGACGCTGCGGGCTACGTAGGATTGACCGAGAATGGGTGTTTTCATTTCATACCGCCGTATCGGTACACCAGACCGCGTTGTATCGCTTCTATTTGCGCGGGCGTCATGGTGCCAGGTGTGTGTGGGTCACGGCCAGTTACGCTCATATAATCTTCCATCCAAGCAGTTGGATGGCTAGTAGATTTAACGCTTTTTCCTTGCGGCGTAGTGCTGCCCCAATGTTGCATTTCCCTATCAAATTCGTAATCTTGCGGGCGCATTCCAGATTTCCACGCTGCGCGGTAATTGTACTCGGGGGAGTCTAAATTTGGGGCTTCACCAAACTTTTTTATGAATTGTGCGTACCAAGGTGTTTGCCGAATACCTTTCTGAAATGCTTTTTCGTCGGCAGCAGTCCAAGTACCTAACTCCGCTTCAGGCGCAATAGAATATTCTGGCGTAAGGCGCAAACCTTGAGCCAGTTTATTCTTGTTTGGCGGCGCTAAAGCGTTGGGCATGCCTAGTAATTTCCTGCGTAAATATTAAAGCGTTGACGAGTAGCAACCAGCGAATACGGCAGGGACATCACGTCATCAGGATTGTTGATGCGCTTTAGGTTGCGTTTGGACGTCATGGCAATACGTTGCACCTGCGGCATAGGCTCGACGCCAAACTCGTTGGCAATCTCCATTGCCAAGTTGTATTTAAATGCTCGCAAATAGCCCGGCGGAAACGACAACACGGTGTTTAGCGTGGCCGGTTTAGTTAACTGCTGCACCGACACAAAGTGCCATTCCAGAAGCCGTGTAGGTTTGGGGTAGATCGTCATGGTGATGTCTGGGAACGTGTTGTTCACAAACATAACCTGCGGGTAGGTGCTGGTGACTGTCTTGACCGCAATGCCGTCGTACTGCTGCTGGTTAATCAGCTTGACGCCGAAAGACACGTTAGTTTGCGGGTCGCGAAAGTACGTCGCATCGTCAATAAGAATAGGCCGATTACCAACAAAGTCGCCGGTAGGCCCGAGCGTGCGGGTGATGGTGTCGGTTGGCCAGTTAAATACTTGATCTTCCGTGCAAAACACGGCTAGGCGCTCAGTATTCCATGAATCAATCATTTGATTCATAGCGTTCAAAGCGTCTTGTGCTGCCTGCGGGGATGGCTCTTCACCTTCAGCCAGCTGGCCAATGAGCCGAAGCGACGCTTTGATCTGGTCGAAGGCGGTTGCCATTTACACTCCTTTAAGCTGCCGCCTCTACGTTGGTGCGGCTACGACGACGTTTAACTTCCAGTTCATTGGCTGGTGCCGCCGCTTCAGGAGCTGAAGGCGTGTCGGGATTATATCGCTCCCAGCCGTTTTGTTCATCATTTTCGGCTTCAAGTTCCATAATTGCAACCTTGGCGCCGTGAATTGGATGTCGTAAGTGGATAATCATAGTTATAGAGGTAAAAATCGGGGGCCGAAGCCCCCGAAGTCAAATTAACCCCACATACGGCAGGCCATTTGTGGACGAATTGTGCTGTAACCGTACAAAACGTCAATACGGCAAGGCAGGCGGTCATTGTTAATGTCGTATTGACGAACAATACGCATTGAGATGCCGTTGTGGACTTGGCGGGAAGCCATGTCAACGCCTTGTGGCATCAGCAAGTCGGCGGTCGCAAAAGTGATCGCGTCTTTGTGATAGACCAAGTTTTGAGCATATTGAGTTGCTGCTGAACCCAACATAGTCACTACAGCGCCAGAAGCTGGCAGCGCGTCAACAGTCGCCAGAGCCTGACCTGCGGAGTACAGTGCTGGGTAAATTGACAGCGTTGCAGTTGAAGAGCCTGATGCAGCGGCAGTTACGACAAACTGCTGGAGCGAACCGGTGGACTCGCGAGTTTGTGGGTTAACAGCGTACACACCTGCGATGGTGAACACGTCGCCAACATTCCAAGTCTTTGAGGAACCGGTAAAGCTGATTGGCAGAGTCGACTGACCTTCGGTAGTAACAGTCGAAGTTACAGTGATCGAAGTGCCCCAATCGCCGTTAGTGTGCTGCTTGATCGACTGAGACATGTTGACTTCATCGTAACCCAGAACACCGGTGCCCATCATGCCGTTCTTGAACTGACGGCTGATAGTGTCGGTCGGGTTAAACAAGCCTTTCAGACCTTCAACCAAACCAGCGTTAGCAGCTGGGTTAACAGTTGCGTAACGTGGCGACATCACAGCTGCGTTTTCGTTCAGCTTCTGCTGGGCTTGCAGCAGAACGAGCGAAGTCGAAGGCGTGGTGCCAGGAGTGCCGACCGAGTTACCGATGGCCTTGTATGCGTTAGCAACGTCAGCGTCGATGCTGGAAGCCAGCTGAGAAATACGAGGCTTCAGAACACGCTCGGCGAAGTCATCCAACTGCATAGTGAGTTCAGCGGAAGTAAACTGCACGCCAATGTGCTTTTGGGAAGCAACAGTCAGTGTAGTGTACTGTTCGTTGTCGTCTTGTGCAGTTAGAGCAGCGCCGTCAGTCACCAGAGCGCGATCCGGCAGGCGGATACGCAGTGTGGAACCAATTTTGGCGCCTTCAACGGCGAAAGAATCGTCATATTGACGGTTAACGTTACGGGTGAGTACCAGGTTGTTCTCGAGAATTTCGAGAGCCTTCCGGGTAATCATGTCGATGGTAAGAATCGAGTTTGCCATGATTTATTTCCTAAAAAAAGTTAGCGGTTACGTTGAGCTTCCCACTTTTTGATTTGGCGCTGGCGTTCTGCCTCAATCCACTCTGACGTACTCATGTTCTTGATAGAACGAGGGTCAGTTGTGTCATAAGACGGTGAGCCAGAGCCACGGCCACTAATAGGCGCTATCGGTGGTGGGGCGCTAGTTGTCTTTCTTAAGACCGGCTCTGAAGCAATTTTAGCTTCTAGTTTGCCAATCTCTTTAGCCTGCAAAATAGGCGACAGACGCGAAATCCGACTGGCTTCATTTGGGTGCGACCCCAAGTAATACGCCAGATCCGGGCCAATTTCAGACGCCTGAATAGTTTCCGCCATCGCAGTCGTGATCGGCAGTGCAGGGTTGTATGCGACTTGCTCGAAGTCTTCATACTTAGTCCGCGCGTCCTCTTCACGATCTTGATACGCTTCAAGCATACTCATGCGTTCACGATCAGCTTCACGCTTGGCCAACAGCTCTTCCGCTTTCCGTATTGCCAATGCATCAGCATACGCGTCAACGGAGTCAAACTGCTCGACCGGCGGGAGTTCGGCAGGAGCGGCAGGCGCTTCTTGCGCTCGACGTGCCTGTTCTCTTTCCCACTTACGCTGTTCTCTTGCAAGCCTTTTGCCAATGGCAGCGTCTAGTTCTTCTTGTGTGAAGACTTTAGCTGGCTTTGACTCTTCATTCTCCGGCGCATGTGTTTCTTCAGCTACAGGCTCTGCCGTCGGTGCCTGTTCTGGCGCGGGTGCTTCCGCTAACTCGTTTTGTACTTCATCAGACATTGTCGATTCCTAAAGAATCCCAGGTGTGCCGCACCTGTGCGGTATTTCGACTTACTCGTAAATAACTGTTGCGGTTACTGTACCACCGATAACGACATAAATGCCATTTTTAGCATACGCGCCATCAAGCGGCAACAGATAGGACGTTGCCCCTGTGGGGGTGAACGTGCCCAAAATAATGTTGGTGGTAGTTGCTGCGGCTGAATCGTAGACGGTGATCGTCGGCGTGCTAGACGCAGCACTGACAAAAATACCCTTGAGCTTGCCAGCAGCAGGTTTAATGTTGGCCGTAGCCGTGATGTAGGTGTAATTTGCCATGATCTACCTTACGCAAGAAATTTTAGTTTGTACAGCGTTGACATATACAGCGCTTCAATCTCATCAATAATGTTGTGGATTGCGGTGCAGTCCTTATCGACAACCTTATGACGCGCAGAATGTATTTCAGCCAATTGGTCTTCTAAAAACTCAATGATGTTGCCCTGCTTTTTGGCAGACTGCAATGCAATCGGGCCAATCAGGCCGTACTTGCCTTGGTAGGCTTCAGCAAACTTGTCCGCTAGGTCAATAACTTCATCATAGAAAGTATTTAACGCTGCGTGTTTGGCGTAACTGCGGGTATTCAGATGCACTGAATGAGCCACATCACGGCCTAAAAACAGTGTGCCTACAAAATCAGCTGCGTTCATAGCTGGGGTTCCTCGGGCGGTATATTCATCATTTCTGGCGGCATTTGGGCCGATTCAGGTGGAATCATACCCATTTCAGGTGGCATTTGCTGCATTTCTTGCGGCATTCCACCCATTTCAGGTGGCATTTCACCCATTTCACCCATCAATTCTTGGCCTTGTTGCTCCATTACCAAGTCGCCCGTAGTCATGACGTCGCGCAGTGTTTGCATGACGACTTCTTGCACTTGCTCTGGATTCATGGCGCCAGATACGGCAGTTAAGCGCTGTGTCTCGGCCTGATACGCCTTAATTTCGGCTTCGAACGCCTTGCGCTCCAAGTCCTGAACTTCGACCGATTTACCAACATTTTGCAGCATCTGCTGGAGCTGATCCAGCTCTTGGCCCATTGCTTCCATCTGCATCTTGGCCTGCTGCATCTCGGGCGAATCGTCGGTATCGGCCATAATTTTCGGGTCGATAATTTTGGCAAACCGATCCGCCATCTCCTGCGCGCCTGGCCAGTCCATGTTCTTAATGAACAGGTCGCCAGCGACTTGCCAGAGCTGCGGGTTGGATTGCAAGATCATACCCATCGCGTCCAGTGCCTCCTGACGCTTGGTCATGTAGGATGGGCCGGTGGTGACCACCACGTCGTACTTACCGACGCCGGGGTTGTAGATTTTGTCAATGACGATATTGTTCTCGTCTCGGATTTCTTTAACTGGCTCTTGCTGGGCCGGATCGAGCTTGACCATGTCGGTGTCGCCGTCCAAACCAATGATGCGAGCCACACGCTGGGTGTCGTAAATCTTCGGAATCAGACCAACGAGCTGACGAGTGACATGCCGGACAGCCCGCGCCAGATTATCGACGTAATGATAAGTGCCAGTGTCAGACTGACGCTCGCGCGCCAGAATTGCCTTGCCCGAACGCTCATTGGAGGTGGCTCCCAGACTGGTGTCGTACTGCCCCGTGGTCGACTTGATGTCGTCTGCCGACCCCATTTTGGCCTGAATCAGGCCCGTTTGCGGCAGTGGTGGTGGCGCGCGTTGCGGCAATGGAAGCACTGCACCATTTCCGTCGGTTACGTCGGGATTAACCTCCAAATACGGCCAATTTTGCGTGTTTGCGGTCTTCCATTGGGTTTCGTACCCTTCAAACTGCCCGCCGTAGCCAATAAAGGGTGCTTTTGGTGCCAAAGCCAGCATTTCTGCTTCTTGTGACACCCAATAGTTGTACATCCGCTGCGCATCCTTGGCATTTCTGACCAACCCTGACACGTACAGCTTGCCTTCTACCTCAAATTCGTTGCCAATGACGCGAACGACCGGTATCCAGTCGCCTGCCCAGTCGCTTTTTTCCAAAAACTCGTAGCCATTCGTCTTGCACCACTTGACCCGCTTGGCGTCCACCCGGCGGCTGCGCACAGGTTTGACGCCCATTTGCTTTAATTGCTTGGCTTCGGGCGAACCCTCGAACGCCGTGATGTTGCCTGGGTACAGGTGCAGCGTCGCTTTGTCGTATTCAATGTAGTAATACTCGGCGATACGCACCGTGTCTTCGTTAATCCAGACGTTGATTGACTGGTCGCCAATACCCAGCGTTTGCAAACTGGAAATAGGCGACGCATCAGGGAACAGACGCTCATATTCGTCGCGCTGCAGGTCTTCGGTAACAAAACACCACTTCGCATCCGCGCCGCAGGGGTCTTGAATCGTCGGATCCATGTAGACCGAGAACGAGTTTCTGACCCGCATGATCTTGATGTCTTGATCGAACGTGTTGTCGTCGCAGTACTCGGTAATAATCCGAATGTAGCCCTCACCGTAACTTACCTGGTTCTCGCAGGCGGTGTCGTAGGCGACGTCGGCATCTGAGATGTACTCGATGTGCCTGACCATGCCGTTGTAGATTTCGGCCACTTCCGGGTCGGCTCGGTCGTCAGCGGGTATAACTTTGCCGCTCGGACGGTTTTGTCTTTGGTCGTTCGTAACTTGTCGGACATGCTGTGGCAGCTTGTTGATGGTCAGTGTCGGACGAGCGTTGATCGTCTGCCCCTGCACCGCGCCACGCGTTGCCAGAACGTCGGCTGGCCACTGCCAGTGGTTGTCCGGCGAGCCTGCATAGAAGCGCAGGTCGTCTAGTTCATCTTCACGGGATTCAGAGAGCGCGGAGATCGCCATATTCAGGCGAGTCCGCATGGTGGCCAGCGTGTCGCTGTCGTCCTTGTCGACGTTGGCGGGCTGCGGGTTGCCGCCGATTGCAGCGACCTTAGCAGCCGAATTTATGCCGGTGTAGTCCATTTACTTTTTGCCTTTAGCTGGCGCCTTGGATTGTGCTGCTCGTTTGGTGGCGTAGGCGATGGCCACAGCCTGTTTCACAGGTTTGCCTGATTGTACCTCGGCCTTGACGTTTTTACGAAAGGCTTCTTTGCTTGCGCTTTTCACTAAAGGCATGTCACTTCCCCTTTTTAGCCGTTTTGGCCGACTGCTTGAACGCCTTGTCGGTGGGCGCGCCTGCCGTGCCGGGCTTCCTCATCTTCTCGCCGGAGCCTTCTTTGATGCGCTCGCGTTTAGCGTGAATATTACTGTAAAGACCAGGTTTCGTAGCCATCTTAGTGCCCCATCCATCCTGTTGCCGCCATTATTTGCTGTTGATACCCTCGCGATGTCGCCCGTGCCGCCCGGTCGTAGCTCGATTCACGGCTTGCCACCGGGAACGCGAACGTCACCGCCAGCGCGTCAGCTGCGTCCGGTGACGCTAACCCCCGCGACTTCATTTCTTTCTTGCCTTCCAGATAGATCGTCCCCGACGAGTCGGGCTTTTTCGTTGGGCCGGTCAGGTCGGCTTTCAACTGCCTGTCGTTGGGGATGCTGGCGGTTTTCAACCAGTCCTTCATCGCACCCCACATCTCAGCACGCTTGTTGCCCCACATGACGGGTTTGCTCGACTTCCATCCGAAGTTCACTCCCCGCACCTTGTAACGCTGTTCTTTTAACCTGTCAAGTACCCCGTAGCCCAGACCACCCTCATCGATCACGGTCAGTGCCGGGCGGTACTCTTCGATGGCGTCAATCACCCGGCCAACGGTCGTCATGGTGTCCTCGCCGTGGTACCGCTTGATCGCTACCAAGTCGCGGCCTTGTCTGACGACGATGACAGTGGCGTCCGCGCCGCCGCGAGCTGGGTCAACGCCGATAACAATTGGCGCCGTCTCGTCCTTGTAGCGTGGCCGACCGGCGGCATCGTCGACAGCAGACGCACCAATAAACTGATCTTCGCCAGCCGATGGGAATTCACCGTAGACCTCAACCCGAGCCTGTGGCGAATCCTCGCCATACTCCGCAATGATCTGCTCATATATCTGCTTGTCCGTGTCCTCGACCGTTCTGGAGTCGATGTTCTCCGTGTGCCAGAACGCCCGCTTAGCGTTAAAGCACTCGTAGAAGTAGCCCTGATTACGCCGAGGGTTACTGAACGCGAACCAGTACCTGTCTAGTATGGGTTCTGTAAAGAAGCCTGCACCAACCGACCAGATGGCGTCCGGAATACCACTGGCCTCGTCGAAGATCAGCATCATGCCGTCGTGGTTGTGGACACCCGCGTAGCTGTCCGGGTTCTCTTCCGACCACAGCTTGCCTTCCGCCGCCCAGTAGCGCGTACCTTTCTTCAAGTCGCGCTCGACCAGTTCAGTGATCCACTTGGCGGGCACCAGCTTGGTCGCGCTGATTTCCCACCAGTGGCTGTTAATCACCATCGCCTGCCACTTGGTCAGCTCACCCCAGGTGACCGACCGCAGCTGCGCTTCCGAGTTGGCGCTCACAATGACGCTGGAGCCGATGCGGGTGGACAGCATCCACAGCACTAGCCAGCTGACTAGCGCAGACTTACCGATGCCTCGACCGGACGCGACCGCTGTTCTCAAGGCGTCCATGTCGATCTGACCCCGATTATTTCGGATGTGCGTGGCTATCCTGCGCAGGATCTTGCGCTGCCAGGTGCGCGGGCCTTTGAACTTGGCCAGCGGTGTGTTCGTCTGCCCCCACGGGAACGCGAACAGCACGAACGCTTCGGGGTCGTCGGCGATGGTCGGCGCCCACAGGCGGCTCATTAAGAGCTGCTCGCCCTCGGCGTCATAGATCGGCTGTTGCGCCATTAGAACTCTTTGTTGTACCGCACGTTGACGCCATACATTGGACGGGACGACGGCGCTAGGCCGTAGAACCCACTGACGTCGACGTTGCCGCCCATCATAGGTGTGGAGTACCCAACGTCCGCTGCGCCAGGCATTGTTTTAATACCTGTTGGCAGTCTAACCGCTGTGCCGCTGACGCCAGCTCTTGCGTTACCACGTTCTATGCCTAACCGCGCCATTAACATTTCTGGCGTTACGTCCTCTACTTCACCTAACGCTCGCCCTCGCATTAGGTCGCCTGAATTGCCCATTAGCATCAAGGCAATGCGCGGATCGCGGCGCAATTCATATGATAACAAGTCTTGCATAGGCATTTCATATCCGCTTGAACCTAGTCTGCTGTACAGCGCTTTTTTAGCTAGGTGCTCGCGCACCAGATCGCGGTAGTCCAACCCTTCACGGGCCGCGCGCAGCGCGTTCAAACTAATAGGGGCTAATGCGTTGTCATCCATGCTGCACCTGTGCAGTTAGTTTAGTTGGCAATACTTCTGGTTGCTGTTCCGTAATCAGCCCGTCGATGGTGCGCCCATCGATGACGCGCTCCTGCGCCTGCTGCAGCGCCTGCGTGATGCTGATCTTGTTCGTGATGTCGACACTAATCTCTTGGCGGGCCGTCCAGCCGTGGGCGTGCTGCAGGAT